GCATGTTTGACCGATGAGGTGCAGGAGGGGGGTTTGAGGGGCCGAGTTTTCCATGATGTGGAAAGTTGAGGGGGTGATTGCAGGGTTCGACGGTGGCGGTGTACGGGTTTTACCCGTCAAATACCTGCCGGATACCTGCCGAAAGTGGGGTACAGGTACGGCAGTTTGCTACTTGTTTTGTAGCTTGCGGGCCGCGTGGGGCGGGCGATGCAGGCGTACCTGTTTTGATTTTGTGTGCTGTTGTACCTGTTTACCTGTCGCCATCCACATCAAAGCAAAAGATGTGGGTTGAGAAAAATTTTTAAGGCGGCAGGTATAGGCGCATTGCTGCGCCGCAGCAATTTCGTCGGGCACATTCCGTGCTTTACTATATTTATACAGGTATTCAGGTATTACAGGTATTCAGCCTTATAGATCAACAACTTACGGCATACCTGCCGCATACCTGTCGTACCTGTCGGGTTTCGCACCGCCGAAGCGGTGCACCTGCATTTCACGCGGCTTCGAGGGCCGGCGCGGCAGTCTTCGCAGCTTGGCGGGCGTCGCGGGCTTTGTTGAGTGCGTCAACTTTGTCGCGGATTGCGCGGGCCAGTTGCAGCATATCGGCTTTCTCGCCTTTCAGTTCTTTCTTCGCGCTCTCGACCTTATGGATGATCGCGCGGGCATAGAGATGCGCGGAGGTGGCATCGTTCGCGTTCGGGTTGTACTTAATGGGCGACTCGGATTTGTCGGTGCAGACTACGAACTTGTACCCGTCATAGTGATCCTCATACACGAGGCCGAAGAAGTCGGGCGTGCCTTTTTTCGGCTTGAGCGTGTTGACCGGGAACACGCGGCGCATGTTGTGCAGCGCGCTTGCGAAGTTGCAAGCGTCAATCGAGCGCAGCCAAACTTTCATCGTGATGCCCGCCCGTTCTTCGGTGTTTCCTGAACGCATGACGCCGAGAGCATCCATTTCTGTCACGGTCTCAACGACCGTGCCGTCCTTTAGCGTTCTTGTTTTTTTGCGTGGCACGAAAAAGTCGGCATCGTTGATGTTGACTGAAAGCGCCGTGCTGATGTTGTCGGACATAGTTACATTCTCCAGTGTGCAAGGACTCTCCGCTATCAAAATGATAGCTCCAAGAAAGCCCTTGCTACTGAATACCCGCGCGCTTTGGGGTGCGCGCTGCCACCCCGTAGGGTGGCGTGGGTTCAGTAGTCCGGTGCTTCGGGGCGGTTCATCCGTGCGGCTGCACGGGGCGCCCCCGCGTGATTCAACGCGGGCTGATATGTGGGTTGTTAATGATCTGGTGCCCTGCTGCGCGGTATGTCGGTCCGGCTGCCGCACGCGAACGAATCTCGGCGGGCCGGCCCTGCGGGCGCAGTGAAAGAGCGGGCGGGTTGGGACTGCGATCAGCCCCATACCCTTATTTAGCTTGTCCACTCTTGGACCGTGCTACGGGCAGAGGGGAGGGGTGGACCCACAGGCAGGAGGCCCCCGCCCCCTTTCTCAGGTGTGGCTCACAGAATTTCAGCCACATTAAAACAACGACACATAATCACACACAACAACACGCAAAATCAANGTCAAAATACCAGCACATAACCGCACACCACTACCAAAACCAGATTTTCNATACGTCCGCGTGATAACATGTGCTGGTATTTCCAGCATATTTGCGACGTGAACGCCATAACCCCCGACGAGTCGAAGGCCATGAAGGCCGAAATTGCGCGCCACCGCGTGCAGGCGCACTCGTTCGCGGCTGCGCAGTTCGTTCCGACGTTCAACATGGGGCTGCGTCTGGCCAANGCGGACAAGGACGCCAAGGAACTGCGCCAGTGGGTGGANTTCATGGCGAGCATGCTNGGGTTCGTCCAGGAAAAAGAGACAAACAACNNCAACTTGGCGGTGGTGAACATCACTTTTGGCCAAAGCATCAGCGCCAAACCCGTGGAAACCGTGGATGTGCAGGCGAAAACCGTGCTTGGCGACGACGAGCTGGCCGAAAAAACCCTGGCGACCGTGGCGCTCGACATGTTCAAGCCGCGCGAGCCCGCGGAAACACTGCCTCCGCTGACGCTGGAGGAGCTCCCCGACATCGGCGCCGAGCTTTTGGAGGGCTGACGGTGCCTTTCAGCTACGTTCCGCCGCCGACAGGGCAGAAATTCCTGGACTCCACCTCGTTCATCAAGGGGATTGCCGGGCCGGTGGGGTCGGGCAAGTCCACCGTGGCGCTGATGGACCTGTTTCATCGCGCCGTGACGCAGACTGCGTTCAACAACGTGCGCCGGACGCGGTTTTGCCTGCTGCGCAACACCCTCCCGCAGCTTCGGGACACCGTAAAACCCCTGATTGACACGTGGTTCGTGACGCTGGCGGACGGAAAGCTCGGGCGGTGGCGCTCCATGGACAACACATTCGAGATGCGGTTCCTGCTGGGGGACGGCACCGAGGTATTCAGTGAGTTTTTGCTGCTGGCCGCCGACACACCGGACGATGTGCGCCGGCTGCTGTCCCTTGAGTTGAGCGCGGCGTGGGTGGAAGAGGCGCGGGAGGTGGCCGAGGAAGTATTCCAGGGCCTCACGGCGCGCGTGGGGCGGATGCCAAGCCGCGTGGCTGGCGGAGTGGCCTACCCCGGCGTCATCTTCTCCACCAACATGCCGGCCATCGGGACGTTCTGGCACGGAATGATTTCGTCGCCGCCCGCCAACGCGGATGTGTTCACACAACCGTCGGCCCTGCTGGACGACAACACGGTGAACCCGCAGGCCGAGAACCTGGTCAACCTGTCGGACAACTATTACGCGAACCTGATCGACGGCAAGTCCGACGAGTGGATCGCGGTGTACCTGCGCAACCAGTTCGGCGTGGGCAACGCCGGGATGCCGGTGTTCCGTGGGGCGTTCAAGCGCAGTTTCCACGTGGCGAGCGCGCCGCTGCAACCTGTCGCGTCGGCGTCGTACCCCCTGCTGTTGGGGATGGACAACGGGTTGCAGGCGGCCGCATGCGTGTTGCAGCGCGACGCGCGCGGGCGGGGGAATGTGCTCGACGAATGCTATGTGCCGGCCGAGCAGACGATGGGCGTGGAGACGTTCCTTGACCGGATGCTGCTGCCGCGCCTGCGCGAGCGGTTCGCGGCGTTCCGCAAGGAGCACTTCATCTTCATTTTGGACCCGGCGTGCTTTCAGCGGTCGCAGGTCAACGAGAAAACCATCGCGCAGGCGGTGCGCGAGCGTGGCTATGTGGCGGTGCAGGCGCCCACGCAGAACCCGGAGCGGCGCGTGCAGGCGGTGGAGCAGTTGCTGGCGTTGCAGGTGGACGGCGGGCCGGGGCTCAGGTTCGACCCCCGCTGCACCTACCTGGCCGAGGCGCTGGAGTGGGGNTATCGCTACAAGAAGGGCGCGTCCGGCGGCGGGNTGACGTTCGCCAAGACGCACCACAGCCACCTGGCCGAGGCGATCCAGTACGCCTGCCTGCACATCAACAACGTGGGCGAGGCTGTGCGCACAGGGCCGCAGCGGCGCGAGGTGGTGCCGGCGGCGTATGCCTACGCGTCGGGTGTGGCAGGGCCGCGGCCAGCGGCGAACAATCTTTTGAGAGTGGGGGCGTGATGTCTACAGATACGATGACACAGGGTTGGGCGCGGCCTTTCCCGGCGGCGCAGGCCGCGGTGAATATGGGCACGGGGGCGCCGCGCGCCGGCGGGTCGCTGGGCGGCGTGATGTCCTGGCAATCGCTGGGCAGCGTGCTGGCCGACCAGCAGGAACAGGCGCGTGCGCGCGCCGAGGCGGACAACGCCAAGCCCATGGTGCAGGGGCTGGCCGCGCACATTCACTCCTGCTGGGCCGACGCCAAGAGCGCGCGGGCGGACGTGACGACGGAGATGATCGAGGCCGCGCGGTCGCTGGAGGGCAAGTACACCACGGCGATGGAGACGCAGCTTGCGCAGCAGCGCGGCTCGACGATCTACATGATGCTGTTCGCTGCCAAGGCGCGCGCCATGAAGGCGCTGGTGGGCGACGTGATCCTGCTGTCGGGGTCCGACAAACCGTGGACGCTGGCGCCCACGCCCAAGCCCGACCTGCCGGACGACGTGGTGGCCGGCATCTTCAAGGAAACGGTGCAGGTCGTGGCCCAGGCCGAGGCCAGCGGCCAGCCCATGGACACGGAGCAGGTTCGGCAGATGTTGCGCGACGCGCGGGACAAGGCGGACAACGCGCTCAACGCCGAGGCCCGGCACCGCGTGGGGATGGAGGAGCGGCGCATGGAGGACATGCTGCTGGAGGGCGGCTTCTACCCTGCGCTCAGTGAGTTCCTGGATGACATGGCGCCTTACCCGACGGCGTTCATCAAAGGGCCGGTGGTGCGGCGCGTGGGCACGCTGCGCTGGCAGGCCGGGCCGGACGGCGCGTGGTCGCCCGTGGTGGACCGGGCGCTGGTGCCTCAGTGGGAGCGCGTGGACCCCATGCGCATGTACCCCGCGCGCGGCGCGCGCTCGGTGCAGGACGGCTACTTGATCGAGCTGCATGACCTTGGGCTGGACGCGCTGGAGGAGATGAAGGGCGTGCCGGGCTACAGCGACGACGCCATCAACATGGTGATCACCGAGAACGCGAGCGGGCTGCTGTCGCATGCGTGGGCCTTCGCGCCGCCTGACAGGGCGGACCTGGAGCGCCCGCGCATGGGCCGGCCGGCGCAGACGGTGCAGGCGTTGCAGTTCTGGGGGCGCGTGCCGGGGCAGTTGCTGCGTGACTGGGGGATGGACGAGAGCGAGGTGCCTGACGCCACGACCTCCTACGATGTGGAGGCGTGGCTGATCGACCGCTGGGTGATCCGCGCCATCATCAATACCGACCCGCTGGCGCGGCGGCCTTACTACGCGTGCAGCTATGACCCCGTGCCGGGGCGGGTGTG